CAACAAGAATTTGTTGAAAATGAATATCACATAGGACGTAGAACTGTGCAACAGTTTTTATTCCCCGGAATCAAAGAACAATTTGAAAGTATACTTAATTGCCGTATTACCAAATGGGAAGATTACGGCATGAATGGTAGATTCCAGTGGAACAAAGCAGGAGATCCATTGGTATGGCACAACGACGCACAACGATGGGCTGGAATGATCTATCTAAATCCTGATGCGCCAGTTCAATGTGGAACAGGAACATACAGACACAAAGCATCAAAAGTCTACCATAAAACTGATCCAAGAATAATGGAAGCATTTGATCAAAACTGTTTTATTGATGGCACACCATATGAGCAAATGGATGTGTTTGCAAATGTTTTTAATAGACTGGTGTTGTTTGACGGAGGTCAAATACACGCTGCACAAGAATATTTTGGATACAACAAAGAAAACGCAAGAATGTGGCACATGTTTTTCTTTGATGCAGAAGACTAGTTTATTTGGTCTTTTAGTGTTTCAATTTTTTGAATAACATCATGTAAGTTTACAGTGGACCACAATCCTGGATGCATTGGTTTTGGCCAGATTCTACTTTGTACCCAACTATATCCTAAGTGTTCGTGATTGAGTTTTGGTATAAACTCATTTTTTACAGCACAAAAGAAAGTGTGATAACAAAATTTATTATCTGCACTGGTAAACTTTTCTATTGGAACTAGTTTAACATAGTCGGGCATGCTACCAAGTTCTTCGGTGCACTCTCTATAGATAGTGGTCATTAGTGTTTCGCCTTTTTCACACTTACCACCAGCTAGTCCCCAGGTGTCTGGATGCTTTGAGTCGTTTCTTAGTAAGTAAAGATGTTTATCTGTAGCAATGCTATAAAACCAAATGCCTACAGCATTTATAATACCAGGCTCCATTCTCCCCCCGGATAAAGTCCTTCGTAACTCTTTAGCCATTGATTGCTAGCCCATCGGTATTGAATGCTCGTTGTTAAGTTTGTAACATATTGTGTTGAACTAGGTGTACCGCTATCGAACACAACATTCCAACGGGTACCGTCGTATTCAACAATGTCATTTGCACTAGCAACCAATGGTGAACCATCTGTCCCTTTCCAAGCATCTGCTTCCCCATCACTGTTTGTTCCTGTGCTTTCGATGAACAAATATCTTTGGCCACTTGCGGCTGCATCAAGTCCGGATCCGGGTCCTTTTCGTAGTGGATCTACAATAGCATTTATCGGACTTAGTGTGTTTGTTGGAATAGTGTCTGCGTCTACTGTAAACAGCAAAAATCTGTCATCACTAGGATGATAGGCAACAGTGCCAACAATTTCGCTGTCGTCGTATTGGTTAGTTAGCCTAACTTGAGTAATACCGTTACGAAGTTCGCCATATAAATCTACAACAGTATGCCATAGTAGATTACTTGCTTGACTTGTTGGAGGAGTTATACTATCTACCTCTTCTCCTACTGCTTTCCTTTCGAGCACCTGTAATTGATTGCCAATTAATAAAGTTTGGTAGTCATAAGGAGTTATTTTTTGACGTGTACCTAACAGCAGGTCGTTGTCAAGAATTGCTTCATTGTAGTCGCCTTGTGCATCAAATATTCCAGCAACAATTTTCTGAACTACTCCTAGTTTAGTAACCTTAGCAGGCGGAGAAATCCAAATTGGCATACTAAATCCAATACTGGATATGTCAATAGGATCTTCTGTGCCTACTGGTATGTTTCTACTACTCCATTGTGTTCTCTCAAGATTTACAACACTTAAACTGGTCCAATCTAAAAAGTTATCTGTGCTTTGTATCTCTAAACTTGGATTAAACAGTGTTAGTATTTGCTCTAACAACTGTAGTTTCTGATTAGTATTGCTGGTCCATATATCTAATTGCACTTCTAAATTATAAGGCACAGGCATCATTCTTTCAATGGTAAATGCATTACCTTGTGTATTTTCGTATGATTGAGTATCTTCGTCCCATAAACGCTGTCTTATGTTGCGTTTTTCTACAAAATAAGGTTCCTGCATGCGGTCTCGTGCGTAATTTAATCCTGTAACATAAAAAGTCATCAATGGAGTCGCTGGCATGCTGTTTGCACTGTTTTGTTGTAGTACAGTTTGTGCTTGTCTACTAGCATCTCCATAGCGCACTGGCACACGATACAGTGCAAAACTGCCGTCTTCTTCTCTGCCGTACTCTACTTCAAAATTGCTAAAAATTCTTGTAAACTGTAGCAAGAATCTTCTTATTTGTTCATCGTAAAAAAACTGTTGTGCCATTAATTGTCAGCCTCTGGTTTAAGAATGTTGCTTAAGCCTTGTCTACTTGGAATATTTCCTCTGTCATTGGTTGCAACTGTATCGGTGTTGTTAACAAAATCACTGCGTAATGTATCGTTGTCTGCACCCGGTGTTAAGTCAGTGCGTATGTTGTCTTCTACTTTCAACCATCTAGCACCATCAAAACGAAACAGTCTGTTAGGAAAGTAATCTAGTCGTAATGCGTAATCGCCTACAGCAGGACTAGTTGGAAAGGATATACCTGGAGTCACTGGCAATCCGTTTGGTGCTAACCCATCTCCTGTCAAGTAACCTAATGTATAACCGTTACCTTGTGGAGAAACAGGCTGTTGATCTACATCTAAGTCTATAGAATCAACAGTGATATCAGTTTGGTCGCTGGTATAACCGTGTGGGTCTGCCGGAGTGCCGTCTTCATTGGTAGCCACAATGTAAAACTTGCTGGTATCGTACCCACTGAAAGGTACTTCAAACTCTGCTTGTGTTAGGATAGCATCATTGATTTCAAGATCTTTGGTTTTGGTAGTAAGCAAATCAGATTCAGTGCTTGGTGTGTACACAGTCCAGTAAGCTGTGTTTGTGATTTCCACTCCTGGATCTACGTTTGTTGATGCCTGATAATAAGTGCTACCATCTAGCACAATACTTCCACTTGGATAATAGTTGCCTGGATCCCAGATATTGTCTGTTGCAAAAGGCTTGCTGAGAATATCGTTGTATTCCTGTGCACCAACTAGTGGTGTTGCCTTTACACGCCATAAGTGTGGCAACCACGTTTGGCTAAAACCTTCACTGGCAAATGCTGCGTCTTGTATCACATAATACTTTGGAAGTGCCTTTGGAATGTCTGTGTCCAATGGGTGATAATCTTTCAAATTTGGTAGTTCTAGTACATCACCGTTCATTAGTTTGCGTCCGATTGTGTCAATCATAGCATTGTAGTGGAAAGTAATAAACAGTGTATCGTTGTTTAAGAACAAGCCGAACTGGCTTAGATCAAAGTCAATATCCTGTGCATTATACACACCACGCATTTGATAAATGTCTTCACTGTAACTTCGATCTCTGTTTTCCAACAAGAATAAATCTTCAATGAAGAGTGGATTTTCTGTACTATATGCAGGTTGAGTAGCATCTTGTGTGCCACCACTTACGCTTGAACTGTCATCGCCGCTGGGCTTTGGGCCTAAATATTTGTGAACGTACATATCCACACCGCCGACTTGATACATTTCGGCAACGGTGCGGTCAATAAATTTGTAATCGTTTTGGCGATTAGGGCGATAAAGTGACAGTCTTGGCATTATAATTCCTCAACTGTATTTATCGCCCAAATCAGTTAGGCGTAAATGCTTTTGCGTACCCGGCGTACTAGTAAAACAAATCCAATGCCGGCACATGCTGTTGCAAGCAAGAATGCAGGATGTGGAATGTTGTGAAAGAATCTAAATGCTACAATTAGTATAAACTGAAACCAACACAACATCATAACTGCGTCTAAAAATGCTTCTTTCATAACTTGCTCCACTCCCATGCACCAGCTCCGATATAGCGTGATTTTTTGTAGCCACGTTTTTCCATTTCTGGACCAACGTAACGTTCCTGAACATCTGCACCTGCATATTCAAATTGTTTGTTTGGGTTTTCAGATTGAAACTTACGTTTTGCATTTTGCATCGCGTAATAACTATCATACTTGCTCATATTACACTTCCTCCAAGTCAGCGTACTCTTCGTATGGAAGAGGCTCACAGTCATCTGGCAATCCACGCTTGCACTCTGCTTCCCAAGCCTCTGCGGCCTGCTCTTCCTCAAACTGCTCCTGGAGCTGACGGCAGATGTTATCGTAAGTGGCCTCCATGTCCTCAATGCTCATCTCGTCCCACGCAAGACGCAAGCGGCAACCATAAAGGTCCTTGCTGGCATCCGAGATGCCATTGATCAGCTGATTACGCTTGAAGTCCTCGACGGTGTAGACACCCATGTCAGCCCAATAGCTCATGTCGTCAGTGTAGTGCGACATCCACAAGCCAGGCTCCTGCTCCATCATCAGGTCCGCTTGTGCGTTAAGTGCTTCGATGTGTTGCAAAAGTGTGGTCATCTTTCTAGCTCCGTTTATTTAACCTACACATATATAATAGCATCACTACAGCAAAGGTCAACCTTTTTTTGCATTTAGGCTAAAAAAAGTTTAGGTTGACCATATTGCAAAACTGCTTTACTATATACAAGTTGACTAACAGGAGCGGATACATGGTAGCAAAAAAAGCAACACGCAAACCCAAAGGCGCACAACTGGATCCCAGTTTCGAAGGTGCTCTGGACATGAGCGGAGCAGAGTTCCACTCTTATCGCAACATGGCTGTGCGTTACTACTACGAAACATACAAGATTTCTGATTTAATTAAAGACCTGTATGCGTGGATGAAAGACATTGGATATAAAGCTGATCAGATCCGCGATATTAAAACTGTTGGTGCTGATGGACTTAGTGCAAGTGTAATCTATGCTGTGTGTTTGCGTAAAGGCATGCCTGATTTACATCCTGAACATCCTGAATACTGGAAGAGCCTCGAAGGCACATCAGGTGATCTACGTCCTGTTAGCGAAAGTCTTAGAGACAACATTGATAATGTGTTAAGCAAAATACGTCCTGCTGTAGAAGAAACTGCTAAAGAGGAAGATAAAAAGCCACAGCGCAGTGTGCAAGATTACATGCGTGAAAAAGCCGGTGTTATTGGCGGCCATGTCGAGCAGGTAATCGACGACTTTGTAGCGGGTGAATACAAAAATCCTGAAAAGTTTTCAGTGATGGAGCAGTTGCGTATTCATGAAGCACCTGCACAGGCCATTGATGTTATACGCAATCCGCTACAGTTCATGCTCGATGAAATGCGTGAAGTGCAAGAAGGCAAGGATGCAGATCTCAAGGAAGGTTATGCACACCTTGGCAAGATTCAAGTGCGCAACTTCATTAAGTTCTTAGAGCAAGGTGTAGCAGACTGTGACAACTATGTACAGCTAAAGAAAGCAACCCGCAAGCCACGTGCTATAAAGAAGAAAACACCTGCGCAGTTGGTTAAAACATTCAAGTTCTGCAAAGAGTTTGCGGAACTAAAACTCAAGAGTGAACTGCCTACAAAACTGGTTGAAGCTAGCGAAGCATGGTTGTACAACACCAAGACTCGCAAGCTGATTCATGTTGTAGCAGATGAATACAGCAAGGTGTTTACGGTTAAAGGTAGCAGTATTGTTGGGCTAGACACTGCTAAAACAACCATGAAAACACTGCGCAAGCCAGCAGAACAACTTAAACTGATCACAGGTGTGGGCAAACCTGCGGCTCGTAAGAATTATGCTGATATTAAAGCAACAGAAGTCAAGTTCAACGGACGTGGCAACGAGCATATAGTAATCTTAAAGGCTCACTGAACTGGTAAATACAAGAGCGAAAGGACGCTCTTGTAAATGGCCGAACAAACTACACTTGAAATACTAAAACAACAAACCATTGACTATGTTAAACTACAACTAGGCGATGGTATGATTGACCTTGAACTTGATCCTGAGCACTACGAAGCGGCTTATCAAAAAGCCCTAGGTGTTTACCGTCAACGTGCAACCAATGCGTACGAAGAAAGCTATAACTTTTTAGAAATCCAAGAAGACGTAAACGTTTACACTCTTCCTGACGAAGTTGAAAGTGTTAGACAGATCTTCCGTAGAACAATTGGTAACATTCAAGGCCCATATTCAAGCAGTTTTGATCCATTTAGCAGTGCAACACTGAATATTTACTTGTTGAATTACAACTATGCAGGTGGTTTAGCAAGTTATGATTTTTATACTCAGTATGTAGAACAAGCAGCCAGAATGTTTGGCGGATATGTAAACTATACGTTCAATCCTGCTACCAAACAACTACAAATTGTGCGTGATCCAAGAGGAGAAGGGGAAGTATTCCTACTTTGGACTTACAATTTACGTCCTGAAATTCAAGTTCTTAAGGACAGAATGACATCACAGTGGATCAAAGACTACATGATTGGCAACTGCAAACTGATGATCGGCGAAGCTCGAGAGAAGTTTGCTACCATTGCAGGACCACAAGGCGGTACTGCACTAAATGGGTCGGCAATGAAAGCCGAAGGTCAGCAGATTATGGATAGCAAGATTGAAGAACTTAAGAACTATGTTGACGGCTCACAGCCACTTACTTGGGTGATTGGATAATGCGTTTATCAGAGTTTGTGGATTCAATTGAGCTAGAAGAAGATCTAGCAGAACACAAAATGATCTGGAGCCGCAGTGGCGACAAGCTCAAACTCAAGTATCGTTGTGCCAGTGGACCCAAGGCAGGACGCATTGTTCCTGATCCAAGTGCTTGTGCTGCTCCCAAGGATCTAGCAAAAGCCGCACAAATGAAACGCACACGAGCTACCACAAAAGTAAGAGCAGCTCGTAAAGCAAAGAAAACAAAACGTGTAAATCCTGCTAGCAAAATCCTTGCTAGACTAAATGCGTTAACAAAACCTAAAAAAACTGCTAGCGGTAAAGTAGCAAGAATGGTAAGCAAAAGTACCAAAAAACCGCAAAAGCCTAAAAAACTCAAATAAAGATTGACCTATACTATCTAGTTTGCTATTATAATGGCATGGCAGATTTGATGATAGACATAGAAACAATTGGCACAGGTCCTGATGCTTGTATTCTTACAATAGCAATGCAAACTTTTGATCCGTTTGCAGATGGTTGGTACAATAATCATTACTATGCGCGAATAGACACTGAGAGTCAACCTGATAGAAATATCGAAGATGGCACACTAGCTTGGTGGGCAAGTCAAAGCGATGAAGTACGAGAAGAAGCATTTGCTGAAGAAGATCGTATACCACTAAAACAAGCACTTGAAGAAATGCATCCAATCATTTGGAACAGCAATTTTATATGGGCCAACGGTCCTACTTTTGATATGAATATCATTGAACATGCTTATAAGAGTTATGGAATGAATTTGCCTTGGAAATATTACAAAGTGCGTGATGCAAGAACTGTTTATAGTTTGTATCCCGATCTTGATCGCGGACCAGCGAGCCACCACGCTCTCGACGACTGCCAACAACAAATTCTTAAACTACAAAAAACATTTAAACATCTTGGAGTAACAAAAATCAAATGAAGCAGATTGATTACAAATACAATGAAGGCGAGCTAATTGCTGAACTCAAAGAATACATTGATGCTACCTACGGCGAACATTATAGTTTAAACAAGTTTCAAGCCACAGAGTTTATCATTGATGCCGGCCATGGAGATGGATTTTGCATTGGCAATGTAATGAAGTATGCTCAGCGTTATGGCAAAAAAGATGGCTACAATCGCAAAGACCTGTTAAAAGTTCTTCACTATGCTCTTATTGAACTTTACATTCACGATCGAGAAGGTCGTTAATCTTCAGTTAAATCGCCTACCTTCCAGGGCAACTCTAACTTCATAACTTCCACACTGCAATTTAAACACACGGTTTTAAGGTTGTTTAAATTGCAGTTGTTTAAATCTCCGTCTACATAATACACTATGGTTTGTCCAGCATACCTTGCTCTGAATCCGCATCGATCGCAAACTAGTTTTTTCTTGTAACCTTGCCTACTCCATTTTGGTACACTAGGTTTTTGTTTCCTACCTTTGCGAATACAACTGTCGCACTTACTTCTGTAGTGTGCTTTACCTTCTTTGCGATAGTTAACAGCACAATAGCTCTTGTTACATACATTACATACTGGTCTAATCATAGCTTTATTTACATAAACCTTTGCAAAGGGCAGTCATATAGGGCAGTTTTGGTGTTATCCGATAAATATCATTAACAAGTTTTTAAAGGAAAACAAAGATATGGCACTAGTATCACCAGGCGTAGAAGTTAGCATCATTGATGAAAGTAACTATCTACCATCAGCAACAAATTCAGTTCCGTACATCTTGATTGCAACAGCAGAGAACAAGATCAGCGGAAGCGGTACTGGCGTAGCAGCCGGTACTACAGCAGCCAATGCTAACGAAGTTTACTTGATTACAAGTCAACGTGATTTAGCGGCTACTTTTGGAAATCCATTTTTCTACAGCACCACAGCAGGTAATGCTATTAACGGTTATGAGCTTAACGAATACGGTTTGCTTGCCGCTTATAGCGTCCTTGGCGTCAGTAACAGGGCATATGTTCAGCGTGTAGACATTGATCTTAGCGAACTTACAGCTAGTTTGACTAGACCAACAGGCAACCCACTTACAGGCACATGGTGGTTAGATACAGATAGCACACTTTGGGGTATCTTTGAATGGAGTTCAACAACAAACGCATTCACAAACAAGGTACCTACTGTTATTACAGCTACAACTGATTTATCAGGTGGCATACCAAAAACCAGTATTGGTAACATTGGCGACTATGCTATTGTAGCAACAAATGCTAATAATCCACTGTACTACAAGTCACCTGGTTTAACAACAACAGCAACAGCAGGAGACACAGAACAGGTAGCAGCTAATACTTGGGTATTGGTTGGTAGCGATAACTGGAAATATTCATGGCCTGCAGTGACTGGCACTGAAACAAGTCCTAGTATTACAATTGGTCACAGTATTTTCTTAAATGACACTGAAATTACAGCAACTGGAACTACAGTTGCCCAAATGGCCATTGATATCAACGATTCATCTGTTACGGGTGTGGTTGCAAAAGCAGTTGATGGAAAGTTAAACATCTACATTGACAGCAGTGCAACCAACGATGGTTCAACTTCTGATGGTAATGGTATTGTTGATATTGCTGCCGGCACAGGTACAATTCTGACCGACGTGGGTATCACACCTAGAATTTACTATGCACCACTTGTACAACAAAGCCCGCATTACACAAATCCGCAGTGGAGAAGCACAGACAGCGAACCGCATCCAACTGGTAGTATTTGGGGTAAAACAACAAGTGTTAACCTAGGTGCAAGTTTAAGTGTAAGTTTGTGGGACACTGCAACAGGTACATTTGTTTCGCAAAGTTGCCCGATCTATGAAAACGATCAAAGCGCAAATAAGGAACTTGATCCATTAGGTGGGTCTAACATTGCAGCTGAAGCAACTTATGCACAGTACGATGTAAACGAAAACGATACATTTACAATCAAACTGTTTGAGCGTTTAGCAACTGGTGCAACCAGTATTACTGGTACCGAAACATCACCGACATTTACCAGTACAGAAACATTTACAATTCAAGCCAGTGCTGCCAACAGCACAACACTTACAAGTGCGGTTACTGCTACACTAGGCGGTACAACAGCGGCTGATTTTGTTGAAGCATTTACAGCAGCCAATGTTGCTAACACAACAGCAAGCGTAACTAGCACAGGTGCTGTAAACATTCAGCATACACTAGGCGGTGTAATTGTACTTAAAGACACCAGTGGTACCCCTGTTGCAGATGCTGGTATAACATCAGCAATAGACGGAGTAAGAGCAGGTAACGACAGTGATTTGATTCTAAGTAACTGGTATGAACTAGGCGGAACAGACAGTTACACAGCAAGCGGCACTGCACCGAGCACAGATCCAGCAGAAGGAACCTATTGGTACTACAGTGCTACTGATCAAATTGACATTATGATTCACGATGGTACTAACTGGAAAGGCTATCAAACTGTGACCAACGATGCTCGTGGTTTTGATCTAAGTCAAACTAATGCAACAGGGCCAATTATTGCTGCAACTGCACCTACCACACAAAACGACACTGCAGAAAGTGCTCTAGTGTATGGTGATTTGTGGATTGACAGCAGTGATTTAGAAAACTGGCCTGTAATTTATCGTTGGGAAAGTGTAAACAGTGTTGATCAGTGGGTTTTGATTGATAACACTGACCAAACTACAACTGATGGTGTGTTGTTTGCAGACTTCCGTTGGGGAACAGCAGGCACTGTAGATCCAATCACAGACGATATTCCAACAATCACCAGTTTGCTTACAAGCAACTATCTTGACATTGATGCACCAAGTGCAACACTTTATCCAGCTGGTATGCTAGGTTTTAACCTACGACGCAGTGGATTCAATGTAAAAGAATATCAAGTTGATTACTTTAATGCAACTGATTATCCAGATGACAGTTTGCCAACAGTAAAAGATGCTTGGGTAACAGCAAACAGCAACAAGAACAATGGTACTCCATACATGGGACGCAAGTCACAGCGTCAGATAATTGTAAGTGCAATGAGAGCAGGCATTGATGCAAACACAGATATTCGTGAAGAACAGCGTGTGTTTAACTTGATTGCTGCTCCAGGATATCCAGAACTTATTACAAACATGGTAGCACTGAACAATGAGCGCAATAACACAGCGTTTGTGATTGGTGATACTCCAATAAGATTAGAGGCAACCGGCAACGAAATTATCGATTGGGCAACCAATGCTAATGGTGTCGGCACTGACGACGAAGATGGATTAACCACAAGCGATCCGTATCTAGCTACATTCTATCCAAGCGGTCAGACAACTGATCTAAGTGGTAATACAGTTGTAGTTCCGCCAAGTCACATGATGCTTCGTACCATTGTGCGCAGTGACGATGTGAGCTTCCCTTGGTTGGCACCAGCTGGTACAAGACGCGGTGTAGTAGACAATGCTACTGCAATTGGTTATGTTAATGGCACAACAGGTGAGTTTGTTCCAACTGCTGTACGTCAAGGACTGCGTGATACACTTTATGAAAACAGTATCAACCCAATAACGTTTATCCCAGGTACAGGTATTGTCAACTACGGTAACAAGACTGAATCAGGAACACCAAGTGCTCTTGATAGAATCAACGTATCAAGACTTGTAGCATTTGTTCGTAACAGACTTGAAACAATTGGTAAAGGATTTATTTTTGAACCAAATGATCAAATCACACGCGATGAAGTAAAAAATGCTGTAGAAGGCTTGATGAATGATTTGGTTGCCAAGCGCGGTATTTACGACTACCTGGTAGTTTGTGACGAAAGCAACAACACACCAGCTCGAATCGATAGAAACGAACTGTATGTTGATATTGCAATTGAACCTGTAAGAGCTGTAGAATTTATCTACATTCCTGTAAGAATCAAGAACACAGGCGAAATTGCAGCTGGCAACGTAGCAAGCTCAAGTGCAGTTTAAAGCACTTTAAGACTAGAAAACAGGGCTTCGGCCCTGTTTTTTTATGGTTGCATTTATGATAAATAATACTAACATAGGAGAGAAAGATGGCAGTATCATCATTAACTAGAATGACAGTGCCTTTGGCAAGTGATCAAAGTAATCCAACCCAAGGTCTGTTGATGCCAAAACTAAAGTATCGCTTTAGAGTGGTATTTGAAAACTTAGGTGTAAGTACACCTAGAACAGAATTAACCAAGCAAGTTATGGATTTCACACGTCCAAACTTGAGTTTCCAGGAAATGGAAATTCCAATTTACAACAGCAGAATCTATCTTGCTGGCAAGCACGAGTGGCAGGCAGTCACAGTAAACTTCCGTGACGATGCTGGCGGACAAGTTGCCAAACTAGTCGGCGAACAACTTCAAAAGCAAATGGACTTTGTTGAAATGGCAAGTGCTGCAAGTGGTATTGATTACAAATTCCTTACTCGTTGCGAAGTATTAGACGGCGGTAACGGCGCAAGCACCCCTACTGTACTAGAAACTTGGGAATTATATGGTTGCTACATTTCTAGTGTTGACTACGGAAACCTTGATTATAGTGCAAGCGAACCTGCTACAATTCAGATGAGTTTGAGATTTGACAACGCTATTCAGACACCTATTGGTGACGGACTTGGTGCTACTGTAGGTAGAACTGTAGGCGAAGTAGTAACAGGCTAATCTCCTATGTCCTTTGGAAGTGATTTCCTTAAAGGGTTCTTTGGAAACGACTATCTAAAGGACTTTACTCACGCCAGCAAAACTTTCCGTGCGAACGGTTATGAGCTGGCGCCCAAGTATAAGTTTCTTTTCTATGTTAGGTTTACCATAAACAGATCTATCCCTGGTGTAAAAGATTTATTTCCACCAGGGACTACTCAAAATGAAATAGGTTTGTTGGTAAAAACCGTAGATCTTCCAAGCTATCAGTTTGAAGTCGACACACTTAATCAGTACAACAGAAAAAGATTAGTCCAGACAAAAGTAAACTATCAACCTGTGTCGTTGCGTTTTCACGACGACGGCAGTAATTTGATCAACAACATGTGGTACAATTATTTTAGTTACTACTATAAAGATCCAAGTTACAAATATGAAAATGTTCCGATTGGTCCTACTGGTGAAGCAGGAGGCCTCACGCCATCAAGAGTAGACTATAACGGTCGCGATACATATATTGCTTACAGAGAAAAAAATGATTGGGGGTATGTAGGAGAAAGTTATCTTGACGAAAACGGTGCTGTTCCAGGAGGCGGTAAACCAAGATTTTTCCAAGATATAAGTATCTACAGTTTTAATCAACACAAGTTTAGTCAGTATACTTTAATAAATCCTATTATCAGTGACTGGAAACACGACACACACGACTACAGTGAAGGTAACGGCACAATGGAACACTCAATGACTGTGCAGTACGAGACTGTCAAATACTTTAGCGGCAATCTAAACGACCACGTGGATAATCCTAGACCTGATAGTATTGTGAAGGGATTTGCAGATCCTACGCACTACGACACAGTGAAAAGCCCATTAGCTCGCGGAGGCGGTGCAGGTAGTGTGCTTGGCCCGGGCGGTATAGTTGACGGAGCACAAACTATCGTAGGTGCTATTACAGATCCAAGTTTAAAGAACATACTAGGTGCTGTTAGAGCAGGCGGCGGTATCAAAGATATGCTCAAAAATCCAAATTTAAGAAGTATTGTGGCAGATGAAGCCAACCAAGTTCTTAAAGATGTGATTAGAAATAAAGGGCCAAGTGCCACTGAAGCCATAATTAACAAAGCAGACAGTGTGTTTATTCCTAATAATACAGGACCAACAACTCCTAGTACCGGTGCAGGCGTTGTTAATACACCAAGATTGATAGATGAACAGCCACAAGGCCCAGCACAAGGCAAACGAAATGTAGATGGAGGTACCTGGACATGAGTTCGGTAAATTATAGCAACCCTGGACAGGATCGTACCACCTATATTTTTGACAGATTTTATGATTTTGAAGTCGAAGTTGACAGCAATCTTTATGATGTTGTGCTTAGTTACTTCAAAACAATGTTTGATGATAATCAAGCAGCAAAAAATCTAACACTTAATTTATTTAGAATCAGTGAAACCACTGGTTCTCCTGCAATTGAAATACTAGAAAGCATACGTGGGCAAAGTGCTATTGAACTTACAGCAACTTTTGCTTATTATCTAAACAACTTGAGAAGCAATACAACACTGCT